CTGTGACATATACAGCAAGTGGTAAGAATGTAGATATCATCATTGTAGAGAACTACACTTGTAGTGATCACGCAGAATATTCAAGCAGATTAGTAGATTATAATTGGGGACAACACTACAACACAATCACAGGTGGCACAAACTACACCTACAGCAACGCAGATGCTCGTGACAACTTTAGTGCAGAAAATAACCATCCAACAGCAAGTGCCTCCTATGCGGCAGGTGAAAGATTTGGACTTGCCAAAGACGCCAATGTATATATGTTTGATGCGACCTACGAGCAAAGCAAATCAGGTGGTGGTAGCACTAACAGAACCTTTGCCTACATTAGAGAATTTCACGCAAACAAATCAATCAACCCAGCAACAGGTAGAAAGAATCCTACCATTGTGAATGTGAGTTTGGGATCAATCAACGTCTATTCAGGTGCCAGTATAGCACACTTCCAAGGTGTGACATTAGACAAGGGCGACGGCAGTACATTCCTCAGTGATGCTGAACTGTTGGCTCGTGGGGTGTACAAGAATACTGGTAAATCGTGGACTAATTTTACCAGCAACACCAACTTCCAAGTGAACAGTTCTGCACCTAACAGTGATTTGGCAGATGCCATAGCAGAAGGCATTATTGTGGTCACTGCGGCTGGCAACGATAACGCTTACACTGATGTGTCAGGTGGCGACAACTGGGACAACTACATGGTCGCTGGTAGCGCCTATGCTAACAAAGACTATCTCTTCAATGGCTACTATCCATTCAGAGATTATTATCATCGTGGCGACAACTACTCATTCAACGGAGCAATAAACGTAGGCGCTTTAAGCAATGACACAGATGAAGGTAAAGCAGACTTCAGCAACTGGGGTCCGGGCATAGATGTATATGCCGCTGGAGAGACTGTAATGGGTGCTATGATGAAAGACGATATTACTTACGGAAATCCCTATTACGGACAGTTAAGCAACACACCGAAATGGGATACAATGGGTGTGCAAAACGGAACAAGTTACGCTTCACCTTTTATAGCCGGTATGCTGGCGTGTTTGGCAGAAGTGTATCCTACACTAACAAATGCCCAAGCAAGAACATATTTACAAAACAATGCCGTTACAGGATTGATGGCGGACACAGCAGACGCAATAGATGTAGATGTAAGCACAAGAGTAAGCACGGACGGTTCAAACATTGATAGAATAGCACTATGGAAGAATCACAGACAAACATCAGGTAATATGGCGTTCAACACATATAACAAAGACGTAAATGATCGTCCTACAAGTGGATTGATGTATCCACGTACAAGAACACGCAGGCATGGGTAAATACTAATATGGCATACGAAAATTCAAAACTAACAGCGGTACCTTATTTCTACGATAAACAACTTCGTAGATATATTCAGCAGTTCATAAGAATATTTGCTGGATTTCAAGTAGCTATGCATACAGATAGTGCTGGAAATGTTGTATATCAGACTGCACCTGTACGTTATGGTGATGTAAGTAGAATGGCGGCGCACATTGTAAGAGAAAATTCTGAAAACATGGTACAAACTACTCCATTTATTAGTTGTCATGTTACAGGATTGGAAACTGCGCCTGACAGAAGAACACTTGGTTCATATGAAGAAACTGTACCAGTTTATGAAAAGAAATATAATGAAGTAACTGGATCATACGAAGATGAACAAGGCAGAGCTTATAGTATAAAAAGATATCAACCTGTTCCTTATAATTTAACAATGCAGGTAGATGTTTGGACATCAAATACAGAACAAAAATTACAGCTATTAGAACAAATACTTGTATTATTCAATCCTACATTAAACATACACACTAGTAATAATCCACTAGACTGGAGTACACTAAGCTATGTAGAACTAATTGCTAGCACTTGGAGTATGAGAGCAATACCCAGCGGGGTAGATGATATTATTGATATCAGTACAATGACATTTACAATGCCAGTATTAATTAATCCTCCTGCTAAAGTACAAAAACAAACTATTATACACACTATCATTGATAACATAAATGACACTGACGAAGCAGGATTAGATGCAATTAGAGCTGGGCAAAGTTATTCTCCGTTGTTTACAAGTTATAAAGTAGTAACACTAGACAATTATAAAATGCGTTTTACAATGGACGCTAGCGGCGCAGGAACTGCACAACTATTAAGTCAAAGCGGAACTAACAGTGATGCAAATGGTATACTCAATTGGGCTACAGTTTTTAAACCTTTTGGCGTATTCAGAGATGATATAAGTCAACTAAGGTTAAAACAAACAGATGATCCCGGCGATACACAAGGTGATATAATTGGCAACATAAAAGTAAATCAAGGCAATCCTAATTTACTTGACATTACTATGGATACTAGTACATTTCCTGCTAACACACAACCAGCTGTTGATGCAGTAGTTAATCCGCAAGCCAACCAACCTGGAGATGGCACTATAACTGCCGCCGCAGACGGAGACAGATATTTACTTACAGAAGATGTCGCAGGCGGCACTGGATGGTTAGGCAGTAATGCTAAAAAGCATGATATTATACAGTACAGTCTGGGAACAAACCAATGGGATATTGTTTTTGATGCAAGTGTAAATGGATCTACATTACAACATACAACAAATATAACTACTGCTGATAGACTAAAATATAATGGAACAGAATGGGTTAATGCATTTGAAGGCACTTATAACCCAGGATTTTGGCGAATATACCTATAATGATACAAGCAAGCGGTTGCTGTTTTCTAGCCCTTGACACGGGTAGAATCATGCTACAACAAAGAAGTAAACGAAGCAGTCACCCATTAACTTGGAGTTTTTGGGGAGGCAAAGCTGAGAAAAAAGAACGTCCTATTGAAACATTACTCAGAGAATGTAAAGAGGAAATGGGTCCATTACCAGACATTGCTAAAGTGCATCCACTGCATATATTTTTAAGTGATGATAAAAAGTTTACTTACAATACATTTTGTGTAACAGTGTTCGAAGAGTTTATTCCTAGTTGTAATTATGAGAGTAGTGGATATTCATGGGTAAGTATAGACTGCTGGCCCAAGCCATTACACAGAGGTGCTAGAGTTGTACTATCTAACAAACAACTAGTAGACAAACTAGTAACTATATACGAACGTGAGAGAGATCAGACCGATTTACCTAACTGGTTGGATAGTTTCTGAATTTAAAAAATCAGTACTCAAATCAATCTTTTCGTTTTCTGTTAAGAACTTATAAACCTTATCAGCTAGTATAGTATGATTCTCTTTACTCATATGATTCATTCTTTTGTCAACGACTGGTTTATCCATCAGTTGTTCAAATTCTTGTTCATCGATATCCTTAAGAGCTAAACTACTATCTGTTGTATCGTGTATATCTGTAGTATCAAATCCAGGAAGTAAACAAAGTCGAACTTTACTACTTAATTTACTACGGCACCAGTGTAAGAACCATTCGTAATGTAGCACATTTAATAGTCCTTGTTGTTTATAGAATTCACTGGCATAGGCTTCGATAATTTTAAATTGTTTTTCTCCAACAAATTCGCTTAGACCCCACATATATAAATTTGATAGAGACGGCTTTTCAAAAAACAACCAATTTCTATTAAGTTCTGTTGTTACGATAACTACAGTATCTCCGATCTCCATTTCATCATAAAAATTAATTATTTCATGTGATATCCACTGATTGCTTATTCCTGGTTGTGCAATTATTCTTGTTTGTAAATTTAATTTAGTAGCGAGTTGTTTAGTCCAAGTCCAATCCGGGTGATAGTCTTCGTCGTAATTTGCATTCAACGGACTTACAAAACTATCTCCAAACATCCACATTCTATTCATTTTTGACTATCACCTTTTGCAATACGATAATTGTCCTCGACACTGTCTGGTGTACTAACTTCAATAATGACACAATTATCTTCCATAGCTACTAATTGATGAGGAAGCATAGGCTCGTTTCGCCAAGTATCTCCTTTAGTTAACACTTGCGTTTCTAATTCAGCATTGTCAGTATTCATAGTGTGTAGTGTAAAGCTACCCTTTAGTACATACCAACTTTCATCTTTTTCTTTGTGAAAGTGCATACTAAACTTAGCTCCTTTGCGATCAAAGTACATTATTTTTCCACAGTAAAGATCGTTGGTGGCAAAGATTAATTCTCGCCCCCAGCCTTTTTCTTGTGTGCCGTCGAGTTGTGTCATTTACAAGGTACTCCATCTTCATTATAAGGCATTTGCATATCTTTTTCCCAATCGTTTCTATAATCAATATCTTTTTGTGACATCAGCTGATGCCATCT